TCGGCTATGGGGCGGTCGCGCTGCAACGGTTCCTCGATAATCTCGATGCTGCGGAACACGGCGCCGTCGATGACGCGCCTCACCGCCACCCACACCTGATCGACGCCGCCATACGGAATCGACGTGATGCTTTCCAATTCCGCCTCGGTCGCAGCACTCGGCGCCGGGCGGCGGCGGAACCATCCCATCACCTCTTGCTCGGGCAGGAAGCCCATGCCGACGCCCATGCCGTCGTCGCGCACGCCCCAAATCAGGCTGTGCGGCTCCTGGGCGAAGCAGATTTCCATGAGCCCGCCATCGGCTTCGTCAATCTGCCCGCGCGCGATGTGCGGCGCGCGGATCATGAGATTGCGGGCGCTGTAGCCGTCCGCGTCGAAGCGGTATTGCAATTGCCTGAGCGTGCGCCCGTCGCGCTGCACGAACACGACCGACGAGAACGCGACGAGCGATGTCACGTCGAGCGTGCCGTGCGCGGTGAGCGGCGTCACCGCCAAATTCGTCGGCGTCACCGGGTCCGCCGATCCGGTGCCGACGCCAAGCTCGCGGCCCGCCGTCAGCACCACCAGGTCACGCACCGATTGCAGATCGTAAATGATGTTGATGTCGCCTGTGACGATGACCGCCGCCCACGGATCATCGTCCTCGGTGCCCGGCGTGAAGTTCGTCAAGTCCCCCGACTTGCTCCCGTCGAGGCGCGGCAGCGAGCCCGCCGGTTGCGATCCCAAAACGAGGCGCCCTTGGTGAAGGGCGACCGCCGCCGGATAGCCGGTGCCGATGGAATAGAGGCCCATGCGCCAATCGGCGACGGGTGCCCCGGAGCCGGTCAGCGCCACTTGCACGTTGGCGTTGACGACCGTGGGCGAGACGTAGCCCGAGACGCGCACCGAGCCCCATTTGGTATCGGCGGGCACCCCCGCCGGGGCGCGGATGCCGATGAGCCGCCCGACATCGTTGATCGTGAACGGCGCGAAGCCTATCGCCGTGACCGTGATCGCCCCGGTTGTTCCGCTCGGCGTGAGCGTGTGCGTCGTCGCGGTGTTGATCTCGTAATAAGGCCCGTCGAGGAGCGCCAATTCGCCCATCGTCCAATTGTTATGCGCGAGTCGGCTGATTTGCTGCGGCGGGTAAGCCTCATGCACCAAGTAAAGAACATCGCCCGATTGCACGAAGCGAACCGAGGCCAAATCGTCCGCGTGATAAGGACACCCAACCAGCACGGGCACGCCGCCCGAAATGACGATTCCCTTGTCCGCGAACACGCGGAACAAGCCATTGCCGAATTCCAGCACGTAGGCTTGCGCGGTCGAGAAGCGGAACGGGATCAGGCGCGGCTTGTACGCTCCCGCCGCCGCCTCGACATAGCGCATCCCGCCGCCGAGCCGCGCGGGACCCCACGGCGTTGCGATGAAATTCAGGAGCGTGCGCGCGGCGGACGTGTGCCACTGTAAATCGTGGCGGTCCCAGAGCATTTCGCCGATTTCGCCAGCGGCGACCGAGGGCAACAGCGGGTTTGTTATCGCCATGCCCGCGCTCCGTGGCGAATTCGCCTTTGCGAATTCGCCCTAAGTTCGCGCTCTTGCGTGAACGTCGCCATCGGCTAATACCGCGACGTGAGGAATTCGCCGGGGTCTTGCTCGGCGCGGCCTTCCTGCCCATCCGCCGAGCGCGCATCGCGCAGCATCGCCTTGTATAGCTCCCAAATCTGCCCTTGCACCGAGCGGTGCCCGCTGATGCGCGGCGCCAGCCACCACGCGATGCGGAGCGCCAGCATTTCGGCGAACTGCGGCGAGAATTTCCCCTCGTCCTCGATCCGCGCGATGTAGTCGATGTAAAGCGGCGGGCCTTCGTCGGTGACGATTTCGCGGCCCTTCACCGCGAAAGTCGGGAAAGGCCCGTGCTTGGCCGGATTGAGGCGCCACACGCGGAGGCAATAGGGCGAGGTCGGCAGCGCGTAGACGTTCGCATAGCCGTAATCGCTGGCCTCGGCGTCGGGCTTCTTCGGCAGCTTCGCGAAGGTGCGCGCGAAATTCCACGGATGCTCGGCGAGCGCCGCATCGCGGTTCATGCCGTACCCGAGCTTTACGACTTCGGCGAGTTCGCCGTCGTCGGTTTCGATGCTCTGCAAATCCGGCGAGGCGCCGATTTGCACCAGGGCCATGTTGCAGATTTCGGTTCGCGTCGGCATCGCCTACCCTTCCCGTTCATCCCCGGCGCTGGCGGTTCGCGGCCCCTTCGCCGCGAACCGCCCCTAGCCCGCCCCCTTGGGCGGGCGTCTTAGCCATCCGTGTATTGCATCGCCATCGCCACGACCCCGGCGGTGCCGATGGCGGCGCCCGCCGTTGTCAGAACGATGTCGTAGGAAACTTGCGGATCGCTCGCGAGCCCCAACATCTCCCACACGCGCTTGCCGAACATCGACAAGGCGAGTTCTTCATGGAGAATCGAGGCGTCCTTGAACGCCGCGAGGTCCACCAAGGTCGCGAACAGCGAGACGCTTACGACGGCACCGCCGTCGCGGGCCGTGCGGTAGAGGCCGACATTGCCGGTGACGCTGGCGCCTTGGGCGGCGGAGAAGATCGCGAGCCCGCAGATGGATTCCGACGAGCGCACCGGCAGGATGCGGTAGGTGCTGCCGATGGAATCCCCGATGACCGACGTGACGAAGCCGCGCCGCGTCATGAGGATTCCGCCGCTTTGCTGCCCGCTCACGATGGCTGCGCCATCGCGCGCGGTAATCAGGGCCGATTTGGTGTTGACGACTCCCATAGGGTCCTCCTGTTTGCAAAAAAATCGGAACGGCGTTCCGAAGGGCGGGCGTTGCCCTTCGGCGCGCGGCTACGGTTCTTTGCAGTCGATGGCGATAACCTTGGATTCCTGCATCCGCGTGGCGTTGGCCGAGAGGCCCGCCATCACCTGATAGGATTCGCGCTCGTCGATGAACGACATCTTTCCATAGATGTCCTTCCACTTGGCGAGAAGGATGCCGCGCTTGGCCCACATGAGGCACCGCCGCGCCGTCGCCACGATGGGCAACATGCGGCCCGAGGCATCGGTGTTGATGTCCTCGATCCGCTTGAAGTGGACCGTGTAGAACGTGCCCGCCTCGCCCTCGACCAAGGCTTTCATCGTGTTGTAGTCGAAGGACTTCACTTCATCCTCATTGAGAAATTCTTTTTCTTGGAAGCTCGTATAGGCGCAGCAAACGTCCTCGCCCTGGTCGATGGCGTTCTTGGAGCGGAGGATGCGGATGCCTTCTTGCACCTTGGCGAAGGTGAAGCCGGTGCCGCCTTCGGGGACGATGTTGCCCGCCGGGAACGGCACGATTTCCGAGCCGGTCTTGCCGGTCGCGGAATCGCCGAGCGCCGCGTCGATGATCATTTTGTCTTTCGTGCGCTGGCCCGCCGCCACGAACGCCTCGGTGTAGGCGTTCGCGGGATCGTTGAACACCTTCAAGCGGTCGAAGGTGTCGATGAAATCCCGCATGTAGAAATCGCGCGGGGCGACCATGCGCCGTGAGTGCGGCGTGTCGATTGTCGGGATGGGCACGGCCCGCCCGGTTTTCTCGACCATCATCACCGCGCCGATTTGGTCGTAGAACTGCGCCTCGCCTTCGCCCTTCTCGACGCGCACATAGGGCTCAAGCACGCTTTTGATTTGCTGCGCCAGCAATTCGATACCGGCGGCGTATTTCCGAAAGAACGCCGTTTCGATTTGGTTTGACATGGGGACTCCCCACGAATCGCATTGCTACAATTCGGAGAGTTACCCGCCGAAGGGGAAGCCCGGCACTTGCGGGCGTCCTTCACGGACTCGCCTGATGGCGCTCACGGAGCCATCAGCCGCGCGGCCTCACCGCGCTACGGCAAGAGGGCGTGACGGCGTTTAAGCCGCAGGCTCGCCCTTATCTTGCGGTTCGCCTTCCTCGGTACGCGCGGGAGCGGCCTCGCCGCCCTTATCGCGCGCCTCTCGCATTTGGTTCGCTTCGTGGATGCACCGCCATATCTCGGCGTGGATCGCCTCGGCGACCTTGGCCGACGAGACGGGGCCGACGCCGAAATTGTCTCGCATTGCCCGAGCGAGCGCGGATTCTTGCTTCGCCACCGTCTCGGGTGACTTCGGCTTCGCCGTCCGCGCTCGCCCGGTTTTCGCCATCACCCCAACGCCCCTTCCAGGGCCTTGAGGTGCTTCGTGATCGCGTCATAGTCGGGGGCGCCGAGCGGCTGATTGCTCGCGCGCAGCTTCTCGAAAAGCTCCTTCAACGCATCGAGCGCCTTCTTGCCCTCGGTCGCGGGCGTGGCCTTTTCCTCCATCCGCCCCGCCCGCGCGTGCCGCGCTTCCTCCTGCCGCCGCGCTTCCTCCTGGCGCTGCTTCTCCGCTGCTTCTTCCTGCTGCTTGGTCGTCATGGTTCCTCTCCTGCTGCTACGAATTAAAGTCCGCTCGACTCAATCACCCGCCGCCCGAGCGCCGGATCGGCGGGCGCCGGGTCTAGGAAGATCATCGGCGGCTTCGGCGCCGCCGCCGCCTCGCCGTTCCTGAATTGCGCGAAGCCCTCGACTTCGCCGCGCGCGACTTCCGCCTTGAAATAGACGAGCGCCAAGACGACCGTGGCCGTGCCGCCGTTCCTCTCCACAATGGTCTTGGCCTGCGCCTCGGCCTCGGCCAGCGTGCCGTATGGCCCGGCGGTGCCGGTGTTGCGGTTGATGAAATATTCCCGCTTCACGCCTCGCCCCCGGCGACGATGTGTTGCAGGCGGTTCCACTTGTCGCGGATCGCGTCGTAGCCCTCGCCGCTTTTCGTGCGGAGCTTCTTCGCAATCTCGGGATCGTTCGTCATCTTGTCGATTTCGCGCTTGGCGTTCTCGGGCGTGAGCGCCAGAGCGGGAGCGCCATCGGCCTTCATCGAGGCACCGGATTCCGACATGAGCCGCCCCATGCGATAGAACACTTCCATCGTGCCCGCCGAGCCGCCGAGCGCCTTGTCGAGTTGGTTGTAAAGATCGGCGTCGGCGTGCGGATCGACCAAGGCCGAGGCGGCGCGGCGCGCGAGCGCCATGTTCGCGGCCTTGCTCGACCCCCACCGCTGATCGAGGACGCCCATCAATTGCTTTTCGCTTTCGACCGTGGCGCGCTCGACATGCTCGCGCTGCTGCCCGGCGAAAGGCTGATAGCCGTCCGCCAAGAGGATGTTCACTTGCCGCTGCGTGAGCCCGGCCTTCCTGAACGCCGGGCGCATCGCGGCCTCGAAGCGCTTCTCGCTTTCGCTCGGCGTGACACCCTCGCCGAATTTGATTTCGTAGGCTTCGGGCTTCTCGGGCACGCCGAGGCGCTTGTGAAACTTCTCCCACGCCTCGGGCGGATCGTTGTCGCCGGGCGGCACCACGCCGCGCCCCAACGCCTTCTCGGCTTCGGCGTAGCCTTTCGCCACTTCGTTGATGTTCTTCCAGCCCTTCGTTTTGATGATTTGCGAGGTGCCTTCGTCGGCGCCGAGCGGCCCGAACCATTCGCCGCCGCCAACGGGCGGCGTCCCCTTGCCGTCACCACCTGGCGCTCCACCTGGTTGCCCGCCGCCCGCGCCATCGGCGCCCTGCATCGGGATCGCGCGCGTCCATCCGAACCGTTTCATCGTCACACCATCTCAAGCTGGACGGGCCGCGCGCCGCGCGCGGCCCATTTCTGTTTCGCGTACCACTTCCTCATGTGCTTGCTGCGGAAATCGACGCTGCAAGACACGTCCTTCTCGCGCGCATCCTTGCGGGCGCGGAAATTCCACGCCATCGAATCGACCGACACGATGCGCGACCAATTCATCAAGGCCCCGATGACTTCGCTTTTCACCCCGAACAGGTGCAGCGTGACGCCCTTCGGCAGATGCCGGTCAAGCGCCTCGGCAATCGCTACGACGCCATCCGGCCCGGCGGCATCGCGGCGACACACGGACCCCACGCCCATCAAGCCGCTGCCCTTGTTCATCGCGTCGGCGCAGCGCCGGTAGTCGTCGGGTTCGCGACCTTGCAATACGGGCATCGGCGGCTTGGCGCCCTGCGCGCGCGCTTCGGCCTCAACCTCGCCGAGACGCCGCACGGTGAGATCCACTCTGCGGCCTATCTCTTTGCGGTCGCGCGCGATCTCCGGCTCGCAGCAAAAATCCATGCTCGCCCACCACGCCCACGGGAACGAGCGCGCGAGCCGCACGTAAT